TGGTGACATTAGTTTTCGTTGTGGTAATAATTGTATGGGTGGTTCGTTTGGGTAGATGTTTTCTATACCATCAGAATCTGTGGTAATCATTTTTTCTTTTTCTTTTTCTTGGGGAATCCAGCTTGCATATTTTTATATGCTTTAGCTGTTATGGTGCTGTTCTTTTTACTTCGGCTTATGCCAAGTTTCTTTCTACGATTTATATTAGCGTAGAGACCACGCTTCGCCATTACTTTTTACCTCCGTGTTTGCAGCCACACTTGCTGCTTTTTTTAGTTTTCTTTTTGTATGCCATGTTAGCATTTCCATCGTCTCATGGCAAGTGCCTTTCTTGTAGGCTTGCCGTTTTTTCTCATTGGTCCTTTCATACCTCTGAAGCGAGCACAGAAGGAGCGTTTTCGTGGTCCTCCTCCGGGCTGTGGAGCCTTAAGATTGGAGCCAGTAGCACGATTGTACTTGGCTCTCCCTTTAGCTGTAAGGCCGCCTCGTTTTGATTTCTCTCCTCGACCAATAGATAGGTTGACACCTCTCTTTCTAGCCATTAGAATCTTCCATCATTTAAGAATAAATATTTTAGGGCGGGCATACCTATCTGGCTTAAGCCTGAGTAGGTGCTTTTGACTGGTAGTCCATACGTGAGTATGTTTTTAATCTGGTTTGTAGCTATTGATTTTATAAAACCATCTTCATCCCTTTCGGGTTTAAATGTTTTATCTGCCATTCTTTTTCTAGCTTCTTCTAAACCTTTTCTGGCAGCTTCTTTCTCCTCTTCAGTTTTAGGTTTAAGATCCTCGGGTGTAGGTTCAAACTTTGCATCACCTTCTGCTTGTATCTCTTCATCAGACGGAAGATTCTTTAGACGTTCTCTGTTAGCATCTATTATCTTTCTATTTCTTCTAGAGATTGTTCTACGATCTAGCTTCTTTTCTTTCTTCTTTTTTTTATCATACTCCTCTAGCTGATCTATTGTCTCTTGGTCGATGTACCCACCTTGTTCTTGGAATCCTGATAGATCCGTCTCAGGGGTCTTACTAGGGTCCATCCTGAGACGGCTTCTACTACTCATTTTTTCTTCTTAAGAATTTTGTTTTGTACTGCTTTAGGTAGTTTAGACATACCTTTGTTCATTGGCTTTTTCTTTTTAGTGCCTGTTTTTCCGTAATGTCCGGGCATGGTTAAAAATTAAGATCTGATCGTTCGAGTTTTTCAATAACATCTTGCCTGTAGGCAGGGTCGTTATCATACCTTTTGTCTGACATAGCTGCTACCAGTTCTGCCTGACTACGGTAAACATCTTTAGGTGTTACCGGTGCTTTACCTGTATACATCTTGCCTTCGTATCCGTTAGCGTTATCGTACTGAGTCTTAAGACCAGCTACAGCCATCTGTATAGCCTGTACGCTACCAGTATTAACTATGCTATCAAAGGCTTCTGTAGTTTGTTTGTCGAGTGTGTTGCTAGCCCACTTAATTATATTATCGTAAGCTGCTTCTCCTCCTACAGAGTTTTTAACTTGGTTAATCTCAGCATCACTTAGGTCAGGTACGTCGCCTTGTGCTTGTTTGAAAGCGTCTGTACCTTGTACTTCTAGATAAGCTTCTACTAATTCTTTACTGGACATAGATGAGAACTTCTCCATAGTCTCAGGAGATAGCTTACCATCGTTGTCGTAAAACTCATCGTTAGCAGATGTGATAAGAGCAGCCCCATCGCTGAGGCTAGTCTCTTCTGTCTCATCTTCTGCACCTGTTTGTTCTACATCTTCCTTCGGCTCATCTTGTGAACCTAGTTTCTTTTGCAGCTCTACGTATGCTTTCTCTAGCTCTGCTGCATCTTTATACTTACCAGCTAACAGTTGTTCCTGTTGCTCGACTAGCTTTTCACCAACGGCGAGAGAGTCTTGCTCATCTTGTGTAAGATTCTCAGTTATAGTTTCTGTTTGTGGTGTAGTATCTACTGTTAATGTTTCTGCCATTATTGTTCAGTTGTTGGTGGTGTTTCTGTAGGTGTTATAGTTTGCTGACCTCCCGGTATAAAACCTGATGCAGCTAAACCTTCTGGATTCTTAGTAGGGTCCATAAGTGGACTGTTAGCTATAGATCCAGCCTGACCTAGTAACTGTTCTTGTGCAGCTGCCTGTTGCTGTTGCTGCATTTCTTGCTCCATAGTTTCTGGAGACTTAATTAGATTCAGTACATCTATACCTTGTGCAGCAGCTAATCGTTTGATAGCTTCTGTAGGATCTACATACTTAATCAATGCTTCTGGTCCTAGTGTCTGTGTAATTGTGCCTAAGAATGTAGTTAATGTTTCTACATCTTGACCTCTACCTAGACTGTTGATACCAGCTACAATCTTAGGTCGTACCAAGTCTTTAGGTAATCTTGGTATCTGATTGTTACGTTGTAATACTAATAATATTCTGTTTAGATATGGTATAAGAAACTCTACAGTTAACAACGAGTATAGTCCACCGAGTGACTGCTCTAGTTCGAGCTGTGTTAAGCGTACCTCTTCTGCTGTTACACGTTCAGCATTTCTTACGTTCATAACTAAGAACGCTTCTAGTATTCTTTTCTCTATTGATGCCGCTAGCTGTGAAGCTGTAGCAAAGTCAGCTGTTTTACCAACCTGTACTACTCCAACATCTTCTGGTCTTCCCTGTATTATAGCACCGTTTCCAGCTTGTGACAAAGTTTGTGGTTTGGTTGTAGAGGAAGGTGACACTAGAAATATAACTTTACTAGCTACACTTGCTCCTTCTACTAGAGCCTGAGACAATCCATTGAGACTCCTTAGATCCCCAATAAACTCTTCGACTCTACCTCTTCCATAATCTTCACCATCTACTGTGTTGAAACGAAGAACTAACCATGGAGAAGTATTCTTTGGTGCTGTGCTACGGCTTGCAGGCAAGACTACATCGTCTACTTCCTGATGCCAGACCCAGCGTCCGCTATTTTCATCCATCTTGACACAGGTGTATACCTCGGCGTCGTCTTCATACGAGTCTGTTGGTGAGTTTACTCCTTGCTCAGGCGGCTTAGGCAACTCGAGACCTAGCACTTTTCTACTAACCATTTCTTTAGTGATAATCTCTATCACATTACCATTACCATCTCTTTCTACTACGTATCTTTGTAGTGGATAATGTTTCAATCCATCTTTGCCCATAAATATTAGAGCGTTGCCAGATACAATGAGATGTTTTAAGGCTTGATGTACTACAACTCTGTCATTAGATGCAGCGATGTAATCCATAATAGTACGTTCTATCTTAGAGAACGATAAGTCAAGCTCACTACGTATCTCTGGTGTCAGCTCCTCTTCATTTCCTAGCTTGTCGTCTCTGACTTGTAGTTTAAAGAAGGCTGTCTGTGGTGGTAGGAGAGCTAACATAAGTTTAGCAGCAAGAGTCACTGTTGCTTTAGCACCCACGGATTGCCATGGTTGTAGCAAAGTTCTCTTACCTTTGTAGTTATCATCTTGGGTTACAAGATATGGTAGGGTAAGTTCAGAGGCTTCTACAGCAACGTCAAGGAACTGTTGTCTGTCCCCTGCTAACTTACTGTACTTTGCTCTAACACTATACATTTATTCCTCCTGTTCCACCACCAGCTGATGCAGTGTTGACATTTATTTTAAGAGCATCAGTTCCTGTTTTCTTACCAGCACCGGGTGAGCCTTTCTTAGGTCCACTACCATACTGAACCTCTGCTGGTTGGTCTGGGTCTAGTAAGTCTTTCTTCTCAGGTTTTGTTGCTTCTTGTTTTTGTGGTGTCACCCTTGGCTGAAACGCAACCTGTGGTGCAGGCAGCGGTTGAGGTGCAGGCGACGATCTAAATAGGCACATTGTCCTCTTCTAAAATAGATTTAATATACTGTACCACATTCTGTTGTCCAGAACGATACATGATGGAGGCTAAGTCCTCCTTGGGGTGGATAGGATACCAAGCGAACTTGGATTCCAAATCCTCTACTAATTTCTCTAGCTTCTCTGAATGAAAACTAAGCGTATTGAGGGAGGTTGGTGTTTGCATGTTCAAAAAATGCGGGCATACGAGCTGCTCTTGTGTCAGAAAACTGTGGGGCTTTGCCCTGATACATTAACTGATCGCTCGCATCCGC